ACCCAGGACAATCAAGTGGTTCAAACACCGTATCAGTAACATCCGCACTTATGACTAGTCATACACATACATTTACCACTGGCAGCAATGCCGCACCACATTCCCATCCTACTGGGAACAACTCTACACCTCACACTCATGGCGGCGACATCGGCGATGATACTGTAGTTCACAACCATGGTGCAACTTCAACGGTTAACGCACCACATAGTCATACATTTCAACAAAACTCTACACCTCACTCTCATAACAACTCTCCTACAACAGGGTTTGCTAATGCACCTCACACTCATAACAGTAATACAACCGACTGTCCACACGCTCATTATTATGGTAATTATGTAGCTTCCCCTGGTAGCTCCTTACTTGCCAACTCGCCGCGTATTGCTAATTCTCCAGGAACTCCTGCTAATACAGGACAATCTTATGGTGGACACGGCCATCCTGTGGAGACAAACTCTTTTATTCACGATCATGGTGTATCCCAAACGAACTCTCCTCATAATCATACAATAAACGCGAATCCCATGGACCACAATCATGGTAATAGTGGGAATGTGAATATACCCCACTCTCACACTATACAACAATCTAGTCCTACTCTGCAGCACTCTCATCAGGTTCCTACAGCGACGAAAGCGCACAGTCACCCGGGTAGTAATACAGATGCAACTGGACAGGCTTCTCCCGCTGCAATAACGATTACAAATCCGTATTATGTATTGGCTTATATCATGAAATACTAGATGTAATTCGTAAATCATGTACTTAAAAAAACATTACTATTAGTAGTATGACTACTACGAGAATTAAAGCATTCGGTGGAAATATTGGGATAGGCACAGATGACCCTGGGTCTTATAAACTAAATGTAAATGGTATAGTCAAAGCGAACTCTTTAGTTGTTAACGGTGTAACAAATTCACAAGTTCCCATCGGTTTAATTGGGCTATGGTATGGTACAGTCGCTACAATTCCAACGGGTTGGGCTCTCTGTAATGGGCAATCTGTTATTCGAAGTGATAACGGTGCATCTATGACAACTCCAGATCTCAGAGGAAAGTTTATCAGGGGGGCTGTGGGAGATAATCCATCTCCAGCGTACCCAGGACAATCAGGTGGTTCAAACACTGTAACAATATCGTCAACAAATCTCCCCAGTCATACACATCCGTTCGGTACCTCAACCCATAATGTCCCACATAGTCACGGAGCTACTGGCAATCACCAGGTTATACATGCTCATAATACCGCGACCCATCAAGCTGGTCACGGTCACGCTATCCAAGGTGGAAGTGCTAATCATGACCATGGTCAAGAATCTGGTAATGCTAATATAACTCATGACCACTCCGTTAATCAGGTAACAGCTGCGCATGCTCACGGAACGCAAGGATCTGGAGCTAATCATCTTCACTCGTACCCCAACGTGTTTGGGACGATCGGGATCGGAGCGGGAACTGGTAGAAAATTAAAAGCAGCCCCTAGTTTCACTACTGGTACCACAAACGTACCTCATACTCACAGCACGGATACTGTAAATATGCCTCATTCTCATGGCATGTCCACTTACCCCGGTGCGCACGGTCATGGTTGTCCACAAGTAGATTCACTGCACGGTCACGTTGTACCAACCACTAGTAGTAATGCACCTCATAATCACGGGGGGAACACTTCTCAGGACAGTACAACTCATGCTCACAGTACTGGAAATAGCAATGCGAATCACTCTCATGAGGGTACTACGGCATCAACGGGACAAGGAACTGCTATCACAATTACAAATCCATACCGTGTATTAGCTTATATCATGAAAATATAGATGATATTCATTTAAAAATAAAGTCTTATTATAATATAAAAATGTCTGGTGGTATCGCCCAACTTGTCGCTGTCGGTGCTCAGGATGCACACCTTGTCGGACAGCCAGAAATTAGTTTTTTTCGCTCTACTTACAAGCGCCATACTAACTTCTCCCAAACCGTTGAACGTCAGGTAATTCAAGGTAATGTCGCTAACAATGGCATGTCTACCGTTCGTTTTGAGCGTAAAGGTGATCTTCTCAATTATGTGTACTTTGTACCTAACAATGGTTCCGCAGTTCAGTCCGTTGCTGATTGGACAACCATGATTTCCAGGGTTGAGCTTCTCATCGGTGGTCAGGTCATTGATGAACAGGACTCTACCTACTCTACTCTCATTGCCCCTACTCTCTCGGCCACTACTTCATCTAAGTCGGTCGCGGGTGACCTATTTGGTGGTTCCACCAACTCTAAATTCTACCCCCTCCGTTTTGCGTTCTGTGAGAATTGGCAGACTGCCCTTCCCCTCATCGCTCTCCAATACCATGACGTGGAGCTCCGTATCACTTGGGGTTCCGCAGCCGCTGATAACAATTTCAAATGGGATGTCTACGCGAACTATGCGTACCTCGATACCCAAGAGCGCGATTATTTCGCTTCTACTCCCCAGAATATGATCATCACTCAGGTTCAGAAGGCTACCGCCTCTCGGGCTAAGATCCAAGAGCTCAACTTCAATCACCCCGTAAAGTATCTCGCGGCTGCCAACGCCAGCTCGGTGAACATTCTTGGTGATACTGGCGGTGTTGATAATAAGATTAAGCTCCAGATCAACGGTACTGACGTGGCTGACTACAAGTTTGGTAACCCTAACTTTTCTGTGGTACCCTTATATTATCACACCCCTTACTCGAGCTCGGCGGTCGCTTCTAACACGATTAAGAACCTCTTCTTGTACCCATTCTGCCTTGACACATCTAAACTTCAGCCAACTGGTAGTCTCAACTTCTCTCGTCTTGACTCTGCTCGCATTGTGAACGATCTAAACGATTGTAATGATGATATCTACGCCGTGAACTATAACGTTCTCCGCATCGAGAACGGTATGGGTGGACTTTTATATTCTAATTAATTAATAAACAACATGTGGAAACTAATTTTCCTCCTTGCCATCGTTTTTGTATTGATGTATGATCCTAAATCCAGGACACTCGAAAAGTTTGTCGGGCAGCCCACAGTGCCAACTCAAAAGTCGTGTGAAGATACACATTACCAATCCGTTCAATTTGCCCAAAATCCGTATGAATGTCCAACTCCAGGGAAAACACATATGGGTGTGATTGTGTAGGGTACTTAAAAAGAAGAACCCCATATTAAATATAATGATTCAAATGGACCGTGAAACCCTCACGATGGTAGCTGCCATCGTGGCTATCGCTGGTGTTATCTTTCTCTTTCGGGAGATGAACAAGGCTAAGACGGATGTTGATAATCTCAAGAACTTCTCGGCTCAGCTCATTCAGAAACTGAGTGCTCCAGTGCCAACTCCCCAGGTTGAATCTACAGATGAATCTGGTACTACTGAAGAAAAGACTGAGGAATAAACATATTCGTTTATTATAACTTGCGAATGCGCAATGAAAAAGTATAAAGCTATAGCGATACCAGTCAGTTTTGTTGACGAAAAACCTAGATTCCTCACTGTAAGGGATAGGCGATTCAAGGATTGGATATTTGTCACAGGAGGATGTAGAAGGAGGGAGATTTTCAACCCCATCAGATGTGCCCTTAGGGAACTTGAAGAGGAAACCCGTGGTGTAGTCTCGTTAAAAAGTGGGGAATATACAGAGTTTAAGTTTACAGTAAAGGAAAGTCCCACTGTAGACCTGGAATATAACGTATTTGTATTTTTCGTAGACTATAATAGAAGTCATCAGAACACCCTCGTCAAGAAGTTTTACGAAGAGAAACAGAAGATGAATTTGAAAAAGATTCAAAAGCAGCCTATCAAGAAGACTTATGATGAAAATGATTATATGAGTTTTGACACACTTGAAGAGTTTAATACACGTAAGCAATGGAAACTCATTATTGACAACGTTTTGATGAATCCAAACTTTTATTCGTGTGTAAGTTCTCTAAATAGAAAAACATTTTCTATTAAGTAGAATGAAGTCTAAAGCTTACATATTGATGCAAATTGGAGAACTCCTTAAAAAGAATAGAGGTCTATGTGATGAAGAGATTGAATGGTGGATGAAAGATAATGAAGATAAGACTGTGTATGAACTTTTAACTTTAAAAAAAGAAATTTCTCAAAATCAAGAGTATCATGATGTCTCTTGTATGAGATGGTTTAGAGAGGAGAACCAATGATAATATATGTTTAAGAAGTGGTGTAGCCACAATAAATTTAACAATGCAACCAATCTATCGCATGTGCTCATGGACGGTGGTGTCCTTTCCGTGCCTTTCGATAAATTGAATGACTTCTATGAGAAGTATATTGATGCCGTCAAGAGGGGTGAGAAACTTTTTGTCGTTGAACAGAAGACTCCAAACTATAACTTCTTCGTTGATATAGATTATAAAGATGAGAGAGCCCTAACCATAGATGAGATTCGGGGTATATGTAAAATCATATGTGACAAAGTGAAACGTCATGGTGGTAAAGAATGTCTTATCTCTGTATCACCTCCAAAGACTGATGGGAGTCTCGTTAAAACTGGTGTACATCTAAACTGGCCAGGTTTTGTCGTAAATCAATCAACAGCGGTTGCTCTACGTGAACATATTCTTATATCTCTCACGACGGCAAAAGGTTCTATAGATTGGAATGAAATTATAGATTCATCCGTGTATGGGAATCTTGAGAGAAGGACAAAGGGGAGTGGTCTCCGTATGCCATGGTCACATAAGATGTCTAAACATATGACATGTGGTGGTCAGGGGTGTGAGGGGTGTGGAGGGAAGGGAAAGGTTGTGCAAGTAGCGTATCTCCCTGTATTTGTTTATAAACCAGGACCCTTGAGTACTCTTCTAAAGATTGGTCAAGATCCAAGTGTAGATATTCTAAAAATGTCTTCAGTGAGGACTGATCAGATTCAATGTGTAACAGTTGAGCCACCATCTACAGTCATTAAGGAGGGGTCGTTCACAACGGCACAAACTAAAGATGAAATCGATAACGATGAACTCAAAGGTATCATCCAGAAATATATACAGACTAACATGGAAGGACAAGGGGGTGCAGTTATTACAAAATTATTCAAACATAATGAAACTTACCTAGTGAGTACAAATTCTAAATATTGTGAAAATCTCAAAAGATCCCATAGTTCGAATCATGTATGGTTTCATATTAGTGGTTCTGTGATAGCCCAAAAATGTTTTTGTCGGTGTGAAACTGTGAGGGGTAGGAGAGATGGTTTCTGTAAAGATTTTTATGGTCGTAAACATCAACTTCACACGAAAATAGTTGAAAAATTGTATCCCAAAAAGGATGACCTCAAGAAGTGTCCAGAAATTAAAAAGTTTGAAGAAAAACCACAAGTGAAACAGTCTGATGTGAAACCACGGTTAGAATCGTTTCTGCAAAAGTGGATGAAATGTCCAGAAGATACACGTGTTATAAATATTTCTAGACAGAAGAAGGATTTTATCGCATTTACAACATCTACATATTGTGAAACGATTCAAGGTGATCATGATGGTCAATACATGTCATACATAATAAAAAAATATGAAATTACACAGAAGTGTCCAATGTGTGTAAAAGGTAAAGCGAGGACGCATAGATTGAGTGGTAGTATTGTACAGGCATTATATCCAAGTTAAGATACTTAAAAGGTAAAAATCTTTATATGTAAATGGTTAATACTAGATCTAGAAGCGGTAGACATATAAAGAAGCCTGAATTTTATACACCAGAAGAGACTACTTTAGAAGATGATTATACGAATGAAGAACATGATACGGATTTTGATTCTGATATAGAAACGGAAAACGAATGTTACTCGGATGAAGAGAGTGAGGATGAGGATGAGGACGAGGGTAGTCTAAAGGATTTTATAGTTGACGACGATGAGGAAAGTGAGGAAGAAGATGCTTAAAAAAAACACTGTCTATATTAAAAATGGAGACTGATATAGGAAATCCAATTGAATAC